TAAGTTGTGAGTTACCACTGTCCCACTTCATGACAGTGTTACCAATGAAGTTAGTATTGTTCTTGATACTAAATTCATTCCCTGCTTTTACAAGACCACCACCAGCAGATTGAGATGCACCAGTGTCAGTGTTAACAGAACTGATAGTAATTTCAGTTACACCAGAGTTGTCTGCTGCACTAATGCTAGTAGCACCAGATGCAAGAAATCTAAAATCACCAGACCCAAGAACCTCTGATCCACTGGCCAACTGTGTTACTGTGTTGGTATCTGTGCTATCAATCTCAATAGTGCTTCCACTTTGTGATACTGCTACGTTTCCACCAAGAGCATTTCCACCAGTGATAGTGACATCACCAGATGTTAATGATCCAGAAGAACCACCCTTAAGTCTGGTAATAGTATTAACTGACTCGTAAGTAATTGTTGGATCACTATTTACATCCTGACCCTGAGTTACAGAAGCAGCACCACCAGCAAGGAATGTAAAGTCACCAGCAGTATATGACTGACCAGTGGTTGCTCTAACTCTAGTAATAGTATCAGTGTCCTGACCAGAGATAGTAATTGTTTTATCTACCTGAGATACTGTAGTAAAGTTACCAGCAGCAATAACAATATCACCAGAAACTAAGTTACCACCAGTAGCAGACTGCAGTCTAGTAATAGTATTGTTATCTAAAACTGTTCCCGTTAGGGTGATTGTATTTCCAGATCTATCAAGTGATAAGTTAAGAGCATTCTCACCTGATGGTACAGAACTCGCAGTTGCAACCGCAAAGTTAACACTACTGGTAGTATCACCAGGAGTAGCAGTGATTAAAATAGTTTTTGATGATGCAGATGCACCGTCGTCAGCAGATATAGCGTAAGTAGTATTATCGTTAGGAGTGATTACTGATCCACCAAGAGGAATAGTAGTTCCATTAATAGTAATACCGCTGTTAACTAGAGCGTTGTTAGCGATATTAGTTAAAGTATTTAAGTTACCAGATATGGTACAGTTATTGAAGACTTTATTTTCTAACGTCTGGGTTTGTGTTAAGTAAACATCACCAGGTACACCCCAGAAAACATTCGTGCCATCACTCGTTAAATATTTTCCCGCACCTGTATCTCCACTAACCACAATCCCATTGTTGGATAGTTCTAAGTTGTCTCCTGCTACAAGTTCTTCAATCTTTTTTGATGTAGAATTAACAATCAATGGAAAACGATCAGCCATCTAACCTATCAGATACTAGTGCTCGTGTTTATTTATGTCCTTAATAGAAAGTGTAGTTACTGACTTGTAGGAGATGGTGCATATAACCTATTAGATCTAGGGTATGTTTGACCACCAAATGTTCTTCTACCATCAACATCCTGAATGAAACCAACAATTTCCCTTGGTGACTGTGCTAAAAGATATTTGTTTGGACTACCAAACGAACAAGTATTATCACCTAAACCTCCACCAGAGAGATTAAATGTCATATCATTATCTTTAGATAACTTTTCTAAGTATGCAAACGATTGTTCTTGATTAAATCTATCCTTTCCTGTTGCTAAGCAAGCAAGTACACCACATACCTGAGGTGATGCCATACTAGTTCCTGAAATAGGATAGTAATAATTACCAGATCCTTGCACGTATTTACTATCAGTTAAACCACTATTTCCAAATGCAGATACAATATTATCACCAGGAGCAAAGATGTCAATGCCAGGACCAAATTGCGTGTAAGTAGATCTTCTAAAGTCTGCTTGTTTATTCAAAGCACCAACATTTATTGCACCACTATCAGGACTATTGGGCCATGCACCTCTATTATAGTAAAAGGTTCCAACACCATTAACTTGTAAAGTATTATTCCAATCTTGATCACCTACTTCTGCTATTAATAAATTATCATTTCCAGCAGCTCCTACAACAACAATACCTTCTTCGATAGCATCTTGTACATCAGCAGCAATTGATGAACTATATGTTGGATATTCTGATAAGTTAAATCTAACACCAAAATCATCTTCCACACCACTCTGAGTCCAACCAGATGGTCCTGGATTACCAGAATCATACTGCACCCCCCTGAATGTTACCGATTGCAAATCACCAAATGTAAGATTTTGCTGATTGGGCATGTATCTAATACCACCATAACTATGATTGGTTATAGTAGGATTTTTCTTACCTGTTTCTGAATTAATACCTTTTAATCTATGGAATGCTCTGAGGTAATCAAAGATTAATAGTGGAGGAATTGCCTGACCAGATGCCCATGGATCAATAACTGCAAGATTGTATATATTTGCTTCTCTTGCCCACCCATAATGCTGTCCAGCAACAGTACCTGTTACATGGTTACCATGGTAAGAAGGCATATTTGCATTTTCATGGTATGTAATAGTACCAACTGGTTCTGACTGTGCGTCATCATCAATAGTATTAACCAAAGTATTCAGTTCAGTTAACCACTGATACTGAACAAATCTTGTCTGATTAGTAGATTGACTATACCACTCTTCACTATCATATGAAACACAATCATCAACAATAACAACATCTACATGTCTACCAGAATTAAAGACATCAACATCACCACTTGATTGTTCGTAACTCCATCCCAGATTTATAGGTCCAAAGTTATTCTTACCACGTTGTGCATCATCTCCTGCACAATGAATATGTCCCCATTGCAAATCATTAGGACTAATAGTTGTTCCTCCCTGAGTATCTGCTTTCCAAAAGTTACCACTCTTATTATATGGTTCTCTATTAACAACGCATGGTTTAATCTTAAAGTCTTCCTGAGATTCTACGCCCCAGACTCTAGGATCTTTACGTAGTTCTTCTGCTTGTTCTTCAGTCAAATAATAATTTGTATTTCTACTGATAGGTCTCTTCTTTTCTAAAGGGATATTATTCCCTGCCATTTCAGCATAAAAATTTGGTAGATCTTCCCTACGATATAGGGTGACAACGTATACTTTTGATGACATATCACTCCTCTAGTGCAACTACAGTTACAGTTACCTGTAAGTTAACTGTACTACCACTTTTGTTTACTGCTTTTATGTAGATGGTATTGTTTTGTGTGTCACTATACCCAAATGATGCTGGAGTAAGTTTCTGTGCTACTGAACCACTAGTAATTACTTCTGCAATAACACCATCACCAGGTGTTGGGTCAGTATTCTCATTCCTACTAGAATCATTTGTTCTGCTAGTAGTATCTGTGTATAGTGTTACCCACGCAGCATGTGATGTTTCAATCTTCAAAAGAGCATATGTATTTGGAGCACCACTCATTGATAAATTATACGCACTACCATCAGTAGCACTTGGTTGTGTAACAGCAATAGTTCTTCTTCTACTTACATCACTGTTGATCCAATTACTACCATCATACCTAAGAGTTTGACCATCAGTAGGAGTAGTGATAGTTGCATTACCAATGTCGTCAACTTCTGGAATACTAGCAGCAGAACCACCAATACTGATATTATATGATCCAGATAATCTACCAGAACCTAAGGTTCCTGTATTAATATTATTAGCATTCTGATAATAAGATCCCTGATTACCATCCAAGAGATCAGCATCTAAACCACTACCAGAACCAGGTGTTAGATTTTCCCAATCGATATTAGTTGCATTCCAATACAACAGATCCCCATTACTAGGAGTGCCATGGTTAACATTAGTATGTGTATTAAGATCACCAGTTGTTGTCAAATAACTACTAAGATCTGGTGGCGTGTATGTAAAAACACCATTGTTAAAATTGTATGATAGTGACGTTGATCCAGCAGATGCAGTGGTAGCACTGAAAACTGTTCTGTCTGTTGCAGTAGCACCACTACCAGCAGCATTCCAGCTTTCCCCATTCCACGAGTAGGTAATACCCGCTGCTACATATGTGAACGTTCCGTCAGTTGCTTGCCCTGCTGTAGAGGGAAAATTGATTGCCATTGGTTAAGATACTCCTTCCGTGTTATTTATTTTATAGACCCATGATGTGATCTTTGAACTGACCAAAGCTAGTACATGAAGATAACAGTTGCTGCAGAACTTCTACAGTGATAACTGGATCATCACCCCATGATAATTGACCATTATGGAATGATAATGCCTTTCCACTCTCTGTGTGAATAGATCCATCATTGACATACATGTCTCTGATTTTAAAAGAAGCACTACCAATGTCATATGTATCATTAGCAGCAGGTAATAGGTGACCCTGTGTAGTAATTCTCCAACGAAGTCCAGCAGATCCGTTGTTATCAGTGGAGAATTCAATACCATTCTCTGTACCAAAACCAGAACCAGTTAATCCTGTTGTTGAGATTAAGTTATCACCATTGGATAGATTTGTTGGTGATAGTGGTGGTGATGCATCAACCCATTGGAAACTATCACTATCATTGTAGTAAATCTTTAGACGACCCTTATCAGATTCCCACCAAAGATCACCAAAGGAAGGGGATCCAGGTGCAGTATCTCCAATGGTTACATTGGCACCTCCACCTCCACCACCACCTGTTGATGCTGCCCATCCAACATTTCCTGCACCATCACTGGTAAGGACATAACCTTGAGTCCCGTTGGTAGTTGGGTATGTCAAACCACCAACAGTCATAGATCCAGCAGTTAAACTACCATTTGTTACGTATGATCCAGCATTAATATCACCACTACTACCATCAATCTGTGCTCTCCAAGCATTAGTTCCATAGTTTCCAATCTTTAATCCAACACCATTATAAGTATTGATACCAATAAGGGCATCTAATGAAATAGCATAAGCACCAGCATTTTGAACATCTAATCTACCTGTTGTATTTCCACCTGTCAGTGTCAGTCCTGTACCAGCATTTGTTATAGTCAATGCTGTAGATGTTGAAGAACCTCTACCAGTTACACTAGCAAAAGTATCTGTCTCTGTCTGTATATACCCTGCAATACCATGATCTCCCCAACCGTATGCAGTATTCCAATTACTTTTGTCAGTAGCTGAAGCAATCAAGTACCCCATATTGGCATGATTACCCCAACCATGTGCTGCATTCCAGTTATTAATATTTGTCTGTAAAATATTTGATGCTACATGAGCAGAGAATACAGGATCAGTTTCACTGGTTAAGTATCCTCCTTGAGCATGATCTCCCCAACCAAATGCTGTATCATAATCACTGAAATCGGGTGGAGTATATGAGAATACACCATTAACAGGGTTATATGTAAGTGCATTAGTTCCTGCTGTAAGTGTAGTAACAGAGAAATCTGCTAATGATAATCCAGCACCAGATCCTTGAAGGTCATTTGCTGCCTTCCATTTGCTACTAGTGTCATCCCATTTTAAAACTTGACCATCAGTAGGTCCAATAGTAAGATCAACGTCAGCAAGATCACCTGTTGTTAGATCAGTAGTTCCAGAAACATAAAGATCACCAACTTGAACACCAGCAGAAGTTACAGTTAGTTTAGTAGAATCATTATACTGAAAATATAAAGCACCTGGATCACCATCTCTACCCGCATTTAAGTATAGGGAAGTGACTGACTCAACATAGAAATTATCTGTAGTATTTGTGTGAGAAATAAAGGATTTACTAGTATTATTATCGTGTTTAAATTCAAGGTCATTTACAGTTCCACTAGTAAGATTGAGTGCTCTAATACCACCGTTAGCAATAATCTGTTCTGTTGTACTACCACCTCTTGCAGTAACTTCCTGTAGTGTATCGGTAGTTGATGTTAGATATCCTACAATACTATGATCACCCCATCCATATGCAGTATCCCAGTTGCTAGAATTTCCTACAGCAGTAGCAACATCACCAGTTGTTGCATAACCAGCACTAGCATGGTTACCCCAACCATATGATGTATCCCACTGAGAAGAGTTTGCTACTGCATTAGTAAGTTGAGTTGTTGTTGCATACGAGGAGAGATCTGTTGGTGTGAATGTAAACTCACCATTTACACCATTGAATGATAAATTACCACTACCACTAGCATTGACTACAGTTACAGAATTTTGTGGAGGTATAACTGGTTTGTTTAAAATTGAAGCAATGCCACCAACAGCATTCCAATCTGAATTAACCTGTGCTGCAGGTATATTTGGTAGATTAGTAAGACTATTATAACTTCTATCAAAAGCATCTATCCATGCTATAGATGAACCAGTAGAGGATAGCAGTTGTCCCGAAGATCCCGCAGCACCTGATGCTTGTATTGGTTTACCAGCAGGGATGTTTACTCCTTCCTTTACCTCGACAGGAGAATTGTCCCCGTAATTAGCAATTTGATTTGCGAGAATTTTTGACATACTTCTAGTCCTGAAGACACTTTTTCTAAGCTAGAAATATTTATAACCATAAAAAAAGGAGGTGTTAAACCTCCTTTTCCAAATTGGCATATGTTAAACCCGTTTTACTCCCAAATGAACCTGATGGAAAGGTGTTAAAAGAAAGACTGTATCTATCATCACCAGTATTTAATGGTACACAATGTGGAATATAACTAGGAAACAATACTAATACCCTAGGTTGGGAAGGATACTCGTATGATGATTGATTGAATTCATTAAATGGATTAACATTCTTTTTAAATTCTAAACGAAAGGCATCGTTCCTATTATTTAAAAATTTAATTGGTGCTATGTTTTCACCACCTGACTGCAAAAAGAATACTCCACTAAGAATACTATTTGGATGATAGTGGTAATGATGTTCTTGTCCTATCTTAGTTTTGTTTACCCAAGACTGTGTGACATTAAGTTTCTGATCAGTAACGAAGATTTTATCAGTATACTCTTTAACACAGTCTTTGATAAACTCATTGAGATTACTAAGAATGTCTTTATTGAGAACAAATGTGTCTATTGACTTTGAATTGTCGTGACACTTATTATTAGTTCCATATTGTAATCCTTTTATATAGTTAACGATGTCATCAAAATCCTCATGGGGATATAATGCTTGCATTAACGGTGGGACAGAGAACATTACACTGAAGTTGTTCTCGTATTTCATCTATAGATTCAATTCAATATTGTTAGTAAGATCTACAGAACCTTCTGGTGTGGGGAAACTAATAATATCTGCACCAACATTAGTATCGATTTTAATATCACCGATACTAGCAGTGTCATTTATGTAATCAGAATTGAATACGAGATCATTGGTGAAATCATAATCAATATTATTTGATTTAAGTTTCTTAACAGTCTTAAGAAGATCAAACAGTCCTGAAAGAGTTCCATCTTTCTTTTCTGCTAACGCTTCTACTAGTGCCTGACGAATAGATTCTTCAGCACTTTCAAGATGAGATTGTATTGACATAGTTTTCGTTTTTTACGGAATCGGATTTGTTAGGATAAGCACCCACTTCAGGGTCTGGGTCTAACCACTTAGTGTACTCAGGATCTTCAAGACAGCAATCTAATTGTATCTGACTATCAAGATAGTACATTGTTTGGTAACTCCTAGTTACCTCATTGTATTTTAATATACGATAGTCTGGTAAACCATTGATATCAAGGGTTCCACACTGAACGTAACGATAGGGGAATCTTTCAAAGATTACGGTTGCGGTCATGAGTTTTTTTGTTTACCTTGTAATTGTAGCACCTCATCTTCCTTTTGGGAAGGGGGTGTGCCACTTTATTATATGTCACAAGGGTTTTTGAATTTTTCAATGTCAGTGGCAATATATTTTTCACCACTTTCTTTTTTAATAAGGAAGTCCTCACCATGTTCTATACGTGTAGTATATTTGGCTAGGTCTCCTTTAAATTCTGCCTCAGTTAATTCAATCATGTCATGCAACAATTTTATTTTCTTGTAAATATTCAATTGCCTCTCGGCAACCACCTAATTTTTGACTATTCACCACAATTTGTGGAAATGTAGAACCTTCACCGAACTCAGCAATGAACTGCTCTTTGGTAAAGTCCTTTTCTAGTTCATAAACAACATGTTTTAGTTCTTCGTATTCAATAATTGCGATAAATTTTTCGCAATAAGGGCATCCCTGTTTAGAGTATACGGTGAATGTCATTAACCTCCCATCTCCTTGAAATCGTTTTTGAATATTTCTAACCCTTCACGAGTTAGTACACTATCATACATCTTATCAAAGGTGCTAGGAGGTAGTGTTACTATATCAGCACCCGCAAGAAGGCACCTAGAAACATGATGAGCATCTCTTAATGATGCTGCTAAGACCTTAGTCTCTACTCCATGCTGTTTATATAGTTGTGAGATAGAACGAACAAGTTCAACACCACTAAAAGAGTTATCATTCATACGACCTACGAATGGTGAGATCATAGTAGCACCAGAAAGACCTGCCATTACTGCCTGAGCAGCACTGAAGCATAATGTTACATTAGTTGGTACTCCATTCTCTGTACAATGCGTAACAAATCTAAGACCTTCTCTTGTACAAGGAATTTTCAATGTAACTGAAGGATGACCAAGATAAAAATCACCCATGTTACGCAAGAAATCCATGTAACTTTCACCAGAGACTTCCAAAGAAAGAGATTCAATCTCTGGAAACTCCTCTAGGATTGATTTGGCAAGATCTACATACTTACCACCTGCTTTACGAACAAGAGTTGGGTTAGTAGTTACACCAGTAATAATACCAGTGTCCCAACGCTCACGAATCTCATTAATGTCTGCTGTATCTAAAAATATTTTCATGTTAAGTTGCTGTGTTCATTTAAAGGTTCCATTTTTATGAACTGTTCGTTCATATTATAGTACAGTTTATAATTTCTAGTGTTAACCCAGTACCCAACGATGTCGGAACCATCACAATGGTAACCATACCCCGTGACTGGTTCAATAACACCATCTATACGAAAACCCTTACTACTACCATGTTTGATGTAGGATTCAAATTTTTCTTCTAGGTTAATCATCTCTCCTCAAAGGTCAATTTCACGTCAGATCCAATAACTTTCGGATCCTCCACCCAATCGTTTTTTCCATTGGGTAGCTAGATTATACATCACTTTATGGATATTGTCAACATCTGCTTTTTCTTCTCTTAAAGGTATCAAAATATTATCTCTTTCCAATTCAGCAAGCATATATTTTTGTTGTTCTTCTGAAAGAACAGCAGGACCAAACCAAGGATCATATTTTAAATACTTTGGTGCAGGAAAACTCATATGAGGTTCAGTCATTTTTAATATATATGAAATTTTTAATCACAAGTAAAATAATCTTTACGATAGTACCTTCCTAGTATATTAGAATTATAATATGCTGGTTCTCCGTTGTCAAGTGCCTCAGTTAGAACGTCATGAAGGAAGAGTTGTCTTGTTTCTTCATAATTGACTCTTCCTGGGGTGGTATGGAGGGATAAGATTTCTCTTTTGAACGCTGAGTCTCCAAGTATTTTTCTATCTGCTTTAAGCTCTTCAGAACTTCCATAGTAGTTCTTCCAGTTGCTCTCACTTGTAACTCTTCTCCGCTTTTTAGTTGAATTATTACTTCTAGGCTTTCGTTTCTGCCAGAAATACTTTCTTCCGATGTAGCAACGGTTGGTTGTTTGACAGGTAATTTTATAAACAAAACCATAGTAGTCCCCAAGATCAGTCCCACTAAAAATGGTACCCATATATTGCCAGGGATTTGGATATTCTTCAACATCCTTTTGTACATCATGTTTCTGTGCCACTGTTGCATCATATCATCACCTTATTTATGGCTCGTCAAATAAGACTTGATTGATATAATTCTCTGCCCACTTGTCACCAAAATAATTGGTAAGAATCTTTCTAGTTTTGTCGTTCTTCTTCTGATTTGTACAATAGTTTATCTGTGCTTCATTTCTTTGTTCTGCTCCATTGTAATCAATAGTAGATTTCCACACAGCACCCACAAATGCATCTAGATACTGGTCAACTACCTTACAAAATGTGCTTTTCTCTTCATCGGTTTCCAATCTAGCAAACTTACAGTAAGGGGAGAAGATCTCACCCCATGCAGGTATATCTCTGTTGTGTTTAAAACTATGCATCCTGCTAATATCCTCTATCTCTTCATAGATTGGGTGTTCTAGGTCACCTACAGGAGAAATATCTGTGATAGCAGCAGTAACAATGTTCCTATTAGATACAATATCAGCACCAAAAATAGGCAGATCGAAGTCTGGATCAGGATACCAGATACAATGAATGATATCTAGTGCTCCCAGATTAGCAATTTCCATGTGTACCTTACGTAATCCAGTACACATGTGCATTTCATTCTCAATGACTAGATTGCCATCTTCTGTTTCTTTATAGACTTCTTTAAACTTATCAGCAACATCCATTTCCTCTATGTTAGGTAGAGTTTTTTGATGCTTGCGGATAATATCGGATAAATCTTTAATCATTTTTAAGCATAACTGAAAAAGAATTCTTTAATTAGAGTATGAGCCTCTTCTTTGCCAAATCTATTAGACAAATACCCTGAGATAGGGTCAAGTCTTATCATATACTTGTCAAAGTCTATGTACTCTGATGTGTCAGTACCAGTTGGTTGACTCTCATTCAACATATTTTTATAAAACCTCAGATATTTTTCAAACAATGGTAGGTATTCATCTACTTCATCAGGTTGACAATATCTAACAATAAGGTTGTCTGAAAAATGATTACCTGCTTCAAAGAACCTATAGGTTCCCTCTACTTTAGGTAATTCTGGTGTATAAAATAGGTATTTTTCCACAGGATGTTGAAAATCAAACACAATGACAACTCTCTTGTCACTCATTCCCATGAGATCCATACCAAAACAGGGTAAATTAG